CTTTATTCTATAGATTCCTCACTATTGATGAATGTTGGTGTTAATCATCCTATTGAAAATTTGTTGATTACTCTAACATATGAGAATGGTGTTGTTGCTTACTCGTCCAGTCTTTGTGACTGTGTTCAGGTTAGTACTTGGCAGATTGACGACGCTGATCATTGTGATTGGGCTGATCATGATGTGAATTTTTATGTTCGTGGTGATAAATTGACTATTATTGATCGTCATATCGCTGGACATTTGATCGTCGTGCTATTAATTCGGGCTGGAGTTGAACCCAATCCAGGCCCTTTAACACACTTTGAAAAAGTTGTTGTTTCTTGTCCCACTTGTGGTTATTCCTTCTCTATGGATGAGTGTATTCTTAGAGCTGGAAAAGTTATTGGATATGTGCCGCATGGGGTTAAACACGGTTGTTATGACAGTAACATGAATTATGCTTCTCTGATTGCAGGTAAGATTCCGGCTCACAAGATTGCGCTCTCTGAGTTTTATAGGTTTTCTTCTCAAGCAATAGAAAGCGAAATGTATGCTGGTCTTGATGATGCAAAGTCCGTGTCTAGTCAATCATCGACAAGCGGTTTTGGTGGGGTTGGGACGGCAGCTGCTGCTGCTGCTGCCGTATCTTCCCTATTTGGCTCACTTAGTGCTTCTGGTTCGAGTGCGACTTTTCAGTCGTGTCCGTCCAGTTCCACTCAATCTGCCGCCGCTTCAGCTAGTGGTCTTTGTGGTGGGACTAGTGGATCTACTAGTTCTGCTAGCGTTGGTGTTAGCTCGAGTTCAGTTTACAGCTCTGCAAGCTCATCAATGTCTAGTAGCAGCTCTGCGTCTTCTTCTAGCTCCGCATCTGCTGGCCCACCTGGGGTTGAAAATGTTTCTGATGGCATTGTCCTCACTGTTGATCAGATTCGAAACGTTTTGGCCGCTAGTTTTGGTTTTCCACTGTTATTTTCCTTTTTGTTGGAGTTAACAGTGACACATGTTGTGCATAAATGTAAGAGTCAGGAAAGGATGGCCATATCTCAAGTTGTTAAGTTGGTTAGTGAGTCAACAGCGCTTGAAGTTGTGCAGCTTAATCCTATGACTCAGACAATGCTATCGGTAGCGCTTTCCTTTAGCAGAATGATCACTGTTTTTCGATATGGCATGTTAGCGGCATCTGCCATATCTGGAGTGTTCATATTGTTATTTCCTGTCCTCGGTTTAGCTGGTGTCTGGATTTTACTTCAGATGATCACGTTTTGTGGCGGCCTGACTATTCTCTACTTCATCTTTGAGCTGATTTTAAGGATGGGTAAGAGTGAAGGCGTCCAAGCCGAGTATGTTTATTGTCCAGCGCTTTTGACTATCTGCCGGGCTGAACTGAACTTCGGCAGTGCTAGTTTAGACACAGTGCAAATGACAATTCGCCGTAGTGCGTGTGTGTTAGGTATACGTGATAATATTTTGGCGCAAGTGATCGAATTTACGTCGCGATGTTACTTTTATGGTACGGATCGGGCTATATTTAGCTCTTTTTTGGGGTTAAGCCGGGGCGGAAGTCTCGTTGCTTTGTGTTCGGGGTCCGGAGCACCGAGTGCCGCCTCCCCCAGCCCGATCGGTCCGTCGACTTCGTCAAGTCCTGCTTCCGTAGCACCAACTTTGCCCGCGGCCGGCGGTGCATGTTCCGGAGGCTCAACTATGTCTTCTTTCAAGGATTTGTTCCAATCGCTTGTGACACGAACGATGCCGACTCAATTGAGTGCGGCATTCGACAGCGGTTTTTGCGCATTATCCCGGCTCCCGTCATACCTTTCCGTGCCCACTTCTTCGCCTACGTCCAGTTCTGGCTCAACGGTAACGTCCAGCCCTGCTTGCCCTGTACCAGGCAAGTTCGTTTTGAACGCTTCCGCGCCTCCATTCAGTCCCACTATTCCCAAGCAAGATTGCATCAACTTGACGAAGCCTGGGACGGTCTTCGGGGTGGCGTCCCTACCCGGAGGCAATGCAGTCACATAGATTCTTTTCCTAAAACAGAACCTTACGACGAAATCAAATTTTTAAGAATCATTAATTCACGATGTGATGCTTTTAAGGTTTTCTCTGGACCTTATTTCCATGACATCGAGGAGATTCTTTATCAGTTTGATTTTTGCGTAAAGCATCTGACTCCTTCAGAGAAGGTGGCTCGCATAATGTCACTACGTAAGGCTGGATACCACTATATCAGCACTGACTTCAAGGCCTTTGAATCACACTTTGTGCCAGAGTTGATTCGAGGCTGTGAGGGTCAGTTATATCACTACTGTTTTCCTTTTGACAAACAAGCTATTGATCTCATTGTTAATACTCTGAGTGGCACCAATAGCATGCATTTTCGGAATGGTATCAGATTGAAATGCCAGGGTCGACGTATGTCTGGAGATATGTGTACGTCACTTGGCAACACTTTTACCAATTATATGTTGTTTCGGTTTTGGGCTTACTGCCATGGTTTGAGTGATGGGCAATTCAATGCATTGGTTGAGGGCGATGATGGATTATTTGCTGTACCAAGCGAAATTGATTTAGATGCTGAATTTTATAAGAAATTGGGCTTTACAATTGAAATCGTTAATACAGATGATCCCTCGCTCGCTTCCTTTTGCAAATTGATTTACTCTGACGATGGAACCATTGTTCGTGATCCCTATCGATTCATTTCGAAATTTGCCTGGACTCACTCGAACATTCTCGCTGGCGACAGAATTATGGATGAGCTTTTACGTGCTAAAGCTTTGTCAGCTGTTTATGAAAGCCCTTCGTGCCCCATAGTCGGCGCTATTGCTAGATATGCACTTGCGCATACGCGTCATGTTCGGCCCCGTTTTGAGTGTGATGGCTATCACTCGTGTCCTTCAGACGAGGTGACTGTTATTGATTTTGCTCCTTCTGACTCTGCACGCAAATTATTTTCTGATTTGTTTGCTATTTGTCCTGCTGAGCAAATTGCCATCGAATCTTTTATTACTGAAGGCGACTTCGATTCTGCTAATGTACTGCTTTGGGCTGGTGCTTTTCGACATAATAGTCAATCTGCTACCGACCGATTGTGGTTCAATCAGCGGTTTGTCGTTGTCGTTTGAGGGTGTGGGATTCTCACATCCGGCCTTGCTAGGTGGCATTATTACCTGCCGTCTCGGGCACCCGCGGACGTTAACACTGCTGGTGATAAGTTTGTGATTTTACTCATATAAAAATCGCGGCGGGCTCTTCCGCTTTACCAAGG